ACCGACCGGGAGCGGTAAATCTCTCGGAGAAAGTGAGAATAGTATGAGTAGAAAATTTTAAATAAGATCAAAAATCTTTTGGACCTGGCAAACAACAACCCAAATGAAAATGAGGCAATTGCTGCTGCTCTTAAAGCTCAGGAGCTTATGGCAAAATATAATATCGAACTTGATCAGCTTGATGATAAGAAAGAAACTCGTGAGATCGTCGAAGAAATTTATCATCAGTCTGATAAACACGAAATGAGAAAATGGAAGATCGGTCTTGCAGATATCATCGCTCAGAACTTCAGATGCAAAGTATATTTCATGAACAAAAAAGATGTGGTCTTCTATGGTTACAAAGAAGATGCTAAAATCGCTCTTAATGTATTTACATACCTCTATGAGATAGGAAATAAATTTGCCGTAAGATATTACAACAAGTGCAAGAAAGAAGGGGAGGAAACACGTGGAGTAATGAACACCTATTTGGTTGGATTCAAAGATGGTGTAGCTGAAGTTCTTGAAAAGCAGTGTACAGCGTTAATGATCGTCACACCAAAAGAAGTAACTGAATCTTTTGAAAAAATGACAAGTGGTTGGAAAACCATAAAATCAACACTTCGTTTATCAGGAGATACTAGTGCTTATTCGAATGGAAAATCTGATGGTAGAGATATGGCGACAGCTAGAAACATTGAAGGATAAAATAAGGACCCGCAAGGGTCCCTTATTTTTTCATCTCAACGATCATATTATCAATGACTTCCAAAGCTTTTTCTTTATTATCACTTTCCAATAAGGCTTTAAGCGATAAGAGCATGACGAGTGTTTCCCATCTGTTTTCCATAATTTCTCCTTATTGATATTGCGACGTATGTTTGACTCTGACGACCTGAACTAGGTCGCCCTCAATTTTATAGATTACTTTATACTTTCCAACAAGCATTTGACGGTACCCTGGAAAGCCTTCGAAATCTGGCCAGCGTCTTGGAAAAGTTTTGAGAGTTCCAATTGATCTTAAGATGTCATCAATAACATTTTGGGCTATTGATTCCTCAAGTGCATCCTTGAAGATAAAATCAAATATAGTGTTTAGATCACCTTTTGCACGAGGTAGGATTTTAAGATTGTATTCCATATTTTTTCCTCACCTCAGCTGCAAACTCATCAAAGTCTTGCGTTTTATTTCCGTTCTCAAGTTGATCTCTTTCAGCTTCCAAAATCATTCGGCAAAGCTCAAGCTCTTCCTCTTTTCTGTTGTACTCTTCATGTGATTGGATCACAAGATGTCCGGAACCGTTTTTCGTAATGAACACTGGTTCTTTGGAGCATAACTCACTGATTTTCTGTGTGTTTCTCATCTCTGTAATGGGTAAAATTTCCACATTAACACCTCCTTTCTTATTGTATAGTTTCTACATAATAATGTACAATATTATGCTCAAAACGTCAAGAGTAAAACGCCCAGTGCATTTTTTCATTTTCTATTCTGCAATATACGTGCAATATACAAATTAATATGTAAATGTTGACGTTATCATGTTCTTAAATTTTGTTGGGGAAATTTCAAAAGTGTATAAAATCAAAAGGAATGTTGATACGACAACGTTTGTGAATGTATAAAAACAAATGAAAAAGCATCTACAATATACAATAAATATACAAAAAAGTATGTACAAACTACAACTAAAGGTGTATAATAGATAATGTAAGGTGAATAACACTTAAATATCAAGGAGGAATATATCATGACACAAGAAGAATACTACAAAATTTTAAAAGCAGCGTGGGAAAACGTAGACAAAAACGATTTGGAAGCTATCAAACGATATAATGAAATGAAACGTCAATTGCGCAATGAATTAGAGAAATAAAAAAGAGCCGCGAGGCTCTTTTTTAATATACAATTTTATTAATTTCGCTCAATAATTCATCTAGGTCCTTATGAGTATAGTGATCAGTCATATCACTTAGCGTATGGCCCAGGATTCTCTTTAATGCGACTTTATGTACATCATATCTATCTGCAAACGTCGTGAATGTATGACGCGTATCGTGTGGCGTATGTTTAAACCCAAGTGCTGAATTCATTTTGTTCCAATAGCTTATTCGATAGGTAGCATAGTTGATCTTCTTATTATCTTTGGTTATCAAATATTTATATCCCTGTTCGTATCTCGCTTTGATTAAAGGGTAAACTGCATCATGAATTGGAATAATTCGATTTTGGCCGGCCTTAGTCTTTTTACCTCCAATCATATACCGTTTATCTAAGTGAACATTTTCACATGTTATCTCAAGCAATTCGTTGATCCGCAATCCTGTATACAAGAGAATGAAAACGGTATCATTTAATGGATGCTTAAATGTTTTCAATTTGTTGATCTCAGCTAACGTGAATGGAGTTTTCTCTTTTGTTTCTACCGTAGTTTTCACTGAAATCAGACCCATAATATCCTTATCAACAATCTCATGTTTGACAGCATATGTATATACTTTTCCCATAGCATTCTTGAAGACACTTTGCATGTGCGGCTTCATTTGGTCCATAGCTGCCTCCAAATGGGTTGCTTTAATATCTCGTATATTCATGTTATGAAGTTGCTTCGCTTGATTGAAGGCAGAGCCATAACTCTGCATGGTTGTCTGAGCCAATTGACTTTGGTCTGACCATCTATCATACACATCTTTGAGTTTAGTGCTTTTATGATCCAAGTTGAATGGATTGACAAGATATTCCCTCATCGCATTCTTAGCCTCTGTTTTAGTGGAATAATAACCAACATATTTGTATATCTGTTTTCCTTCATCTGTATAACCGGTTGTGATTCTTACTGCATATGGTTTGCGACGCTTACCGCTTAATTTAAAAATTGAACCTTCTCCGTTTGCTCTTCGCAATTATGTTCTCTCCCTTTGATGTCAAAAGTCAAGAAGTCAAGTTCAAGATATATTATTATCTATATATTATTTTCTACAAACATTAAAAATTTTTAATGATTTTAGCTTATATATAATAAGAAGAAACTATCTTGACTTCTTGACTTTTTTATTTAGAAATGTGTCAACCGCAATACTTTGAAGCAATTCAAGATCATACGTGTTCATCTTGACTTATCTTGACTTGATCTTGACTTTTGATACTTCGGCATAGATTGAATATCGCTTATATAGTCAAATATCTTCTTTATACCTTCTTCATTTACCTTTAGTGATGCCTTCATATGGTCCTTGAACATTCTTTCATGGTATGCATCGAAACCTTCATCCAGTATTTCTGGAAAAACAAAAACTAGAGGAGGTACATCGAATATATGACATAACTCCCTGATTGTTTCTAACTTCAGATTTTTGGTAGCTCCGCTTTCATATTTTTGAATCGATGATGTATTCACTCCTAGCATAATTCCCAATTCTGATTGCGTAAATTTCTTTTCATTACGCAATTTTTTGATAACTTCTCCTGCTTCCATTCTAACGCCTCCCTGTACATATGTACAATTATAGGATAATGTCCGTAATATACAAAGTCAATCGAACAAGTGTTCTCGTAAAGAAATTACGTGTTTTGTATTGCTAATTGGAAATTATCTTAATATAATAAATCCATAATTGGTTATGACGATTAAGAATTTAATCATTTTGTGCAAAATAGTTAACGCGACAACAACAATTTTGGTTGTTATGTCAATTTACAATATTTGTAAATTATAGTAAGATAATAACGTAAACAAAACACGGTGACCAACGCCAAAACGTGGAGAAAGGCAATAGTATGAATATTGTAAAGATGTTAAACAAACAGAAAGAAGCAGGAAAAGAGATCGTTATGGCTGATGGAAATATTATTTCCAAAGATGAGATCAACAAGGCAAATATGAAAGCATATCTTGCAGGTATTAAATCTGGTGAGATTTCCAGTGACGTTTCTCTTGCAGCATACGCTGAATCGCAGAAAGATAACTACATCGGCATCGATGATGTTATTGGTTACATTGAAGGTAAAGAAGAGTAAAACGAAAAATGCTTGCTGCACGCTCGGCTAGCAAGCATTTGATTGGGCTATCGCCAAGCGGTAAGGCACAGGGCTTTGACCCCTGTATTCGCCGGTTCGAATCCGGCTAGCCCAGTTCGGTCCAATTGCTTTAAGGACCACTCGTACTAGGAGGGAACGAGAGTATAAATAATAAAAGCAACTTTTCTGCAAAACGGTTGCCATATAGCTCAGGGGTAGAGCATTATTCCGTCTTATAGAGGCGTAAGTAATGATGTCAGAGGTTCGATTCCTCTTATGGCAATTTAATATTTGAGAAAGGAGGGAATAATATGGCGAATATGAATTTGCTAAAATCTAAAATGGCATTGCTTGGTGATACGAATTACGTACAATGCATTGCCGACGTGTTAGATATATCACGCACGACTGCATCAAAAAAATTGAAAGGTTCATCTCCTTTTACAGATACCGAAATTACTTTGTTGACAAAGAAATATGGTTTATCTGGAGAAGACTTAAAAGAAATTTTTGTAGGAGCTGATTGATAATGACTGTCACCGAATGTGCGAAATTACTTGGTAAATCCCCTCAATTCGTTCGAGTAGGATTACAAAGAAATATTTTACCATTTGGGTATGCAATTAAAATGAGTACAATTTGGACATATCATATATCTGAAGCAAAGGTATATGAGTATTTAGGAAAGGAGATTAAACATGCAAACTAAATTTAATATTGGAGATAAGGTAAAAATTTTAGATGGAAGTGATATTGATGGTTATAGAGGACACTGGACACCTCGCATGAATAGTCTGGTTGGGAGAATTGTGATCATTGATGAAATTAGAATCAGCGATAAAGGTATAGGTTATTTAACAGAAGAAATTCCTTATATGTTTGATGAGAGAGGACTTGCATTTATCAGCAGTGAACCAACTGAACCAACTGAACCGATTGAAGACGATCTTGATGATCTTGATAAAGACGACAGCCTTTTATTCCTTGCAGCGGTGCTTGCCGGGTTATTATGATGAAGCTGTATGAGCATCAGAGCAATGCTCTGAAAGAAACGGAAGGTAAAAACCATGTTGCTTATTATCACGACATGGGGTTGGGCAAAACATTCACAGGTGCAGAAAAAATGAAGCAGCTTGGAGCAAGAGTTAATTTGGTAATTTGCCAGAAGTCAAAAATTGATGATTGGATAGAGCATTTTAAGACTAACTATCGCATGTATAACGATAAGGTTTGCAATGAAATATTTGATTTAACTGATAAAAAGCAATTTATCCAGTTTAAGGCTAGTATTAATTACACCAAAATAGGTATGTCGATAGGTGTTATCAATTATGAACTTGCTTTCAGACGTCCGGAACTTGCCAGTCTTAAGGACTTTACCTTGATGCTTGACGAATCTTCTTTGATTCAGAATGAGAATAGTAAGAGATCAAAATTCATTCTTAAGAAACTTAAGCCAAAGAATGTGATTCTCTTATCTGGTACGCCGACAGGCGGCAAGTATGAACGACTTTGGTCGCAATTACGTTTGCTGGGGTGGAATATCAGTAAGAAACTCTTTTATAACCAATATGTAGATTATCATTATGAAGATAATGAAGGTTTTCCGCTGATGATAATTGATGGCTATAAGAATGAGGAACGTCTCAAAAAGAAAATGCGGCAGTACGGTTGCAATTTCCTTAAAACGGAAGAGGTGTTCGATCTTCCTGAACAGATACATAATACCATCAAGGTACCTACTACGAAAGAATACAGAAAATTCAGAAAAGATTGTATTGTTATTTTGAATGCGGCTGTAAAGAGCTATGTCGATGAATCAGGACATGATGTCGATTATACAACAGGTACAGAGCTTGTAGGTGATACCACACTGACAAAAATGTTATGTGAACGGCAGTTATGCGGGCAGTATAACAAGGATAAATTAGAAGCATTCAGAGATTTGGTAGAATCCACGAATGATAGATTGATCGTGTTCTATAATTTCACTGAAGAATTAGAAGCATTATGCAAGATTGCATGGGATAGTAATAGGCCAGTATCAGTTGTGAATGGCAAACAGAAAGATTTGTTGCCTTATGAGAATGTTGAGACATCAATCACATTTATTCAGTATCAGGCTGGAGCAATGGGGTTGAATCTTCAAAAAGCAAATAAGATCGTTTACTTTACTCCACCTTTATCGAGTGAATTATTTGAGCAATCGAAAAAGCGTATTCATCGCATTGGTCAGGAAAAACCTTGCTTTTATTATTATCTCACTTGTAAGGGTTCGATAGAAGAAAAGATATATAGAACCTTGGCAATGCGACGAGATTATACTGATGCATTGTTTGAAGGAGGTGAGTAAATGGCAGCTGAAAAAACCTTTGAAAATAAGGTAAAGAAATACATAGAAGGTTGCGGTGGCTGGCAAGTAAAATTTTTTGCGAATCGTATGACCAAGAATGGTATTCCGGACATTTTAGCATGTATCAACGGTTATTTTGTAGCCGTTGAAGTTAAAGCCAAAAATGGTAAACCATCAGAGTTACAGAAATATCACGTAAGAGAAATTAATGACACCGGTGGATGTGCGATCATTCTATACCCAGATCAATATGAAAAATTTAAGCAATTAGTTAATTACTTAAATAATGATAGTTGGGGTAAGGCACGACGATTAGTATATCAAATAAATGAAAGGAGTTTCTAAAATGGCAGAAGCAACGTTAGATAACAAACAATTTGTAGTGGACCATTTATTGGCCACTAAGCGTGAGGGAATGGACGGGCTTATCGAGTATATGGAGGAATGCGGATTTTTCAATGCTCCATGTAGTAGCGGATATCATCTTGCTTGTGAGTTTGGACTAGTTCACCATACGAGACACGTAATGACACAGGCTGAGAATATTGGATATGCGTTACTCGGTAAAAAGGAATACGAAAAAATCCGTGATTCCGTAATCATTGCCGCAGCACTTCATGACCTTGGAAAAATGGGGCAGTTTGAAAAACCTGAATATGTGGAGAATATTCTCGCATCCGGTAAGAAATCTGATAGTAAACCATTCAAGAAAAATCCTGATCTTTTAAACGTTCCACATGAAATTAGATCGATTGCGATTGCATCAATGTTCATCGATCTTACAGAAGAAGAACAGCATGCTATTCTTTATCACAACGGTTTATATGGACCATTAAAATATGAAATTCAGGGCAATGAAACACCGTTATATATGATTATTCACTGGGCTGATATGTGGGCCAGTAGAGTGATAGAAAGTAAGAAATAAGGAGGATTAAAACTATGCCAACAGTATATGAAAGGGTTGATGCTTTAGAAGCAGCAATGACGATGGTACAACAGGATATTGAAAATTTAACAAACGGAATGCCTGATGCAAATGATTTATTAGCAAGAGCAACTACTGATCTTTCAGATGAAAATTTGAATGAGTGGATCGGTGAAATCTATGTAGGTTATGGTAATGGCTGTGTAAATAAACCAGCCGGTGCAGGCAACGGCTATTTTATCAATATTCCACATTGCACACAGCAAGCAGCTTACAACAAACAATATTGGATTGAGAGAACAAACAATCGTGTTTGGGCAAGAATGCAGGAAAATGAAGTATTTTCTGGCTGGGTTATGATTGGTGGAAATGAAATGGTAACCGGTTCCGCAAAAATAACAAATGAGACATTTAACGGAAAAGCTGTGTACTGCAAGACCATCAATACTGGAAATCTTCTCAACGATGCCGTGAAAGAGATTACAAGTGGATTAATTCCAGCAAATATTAAAGTAATCAATATTCGCGGCATGGTATATGGTGGCGGTGATTCTATTCCACTTCCAAATCCACATCCAACGGCGGCGAATGCAATTTCATGTTATTTGAGGCATGATGGAAAAATCTGCATCGGCACAGGTAAAGACAGAACTGCATTAAGCGGATTTGTTCAGATTTTCTATATAAACAATTAAGGAGGGATAGATTATGGCGACCGTTTATGAAGACATTGAATCATTGAAAACAAGGATGGACGCAGTTGAGAGTATCATAGGTTCTACAGACTTGACGGATACAGGATGGAACCCGCTTCCACTTGCTGATGGTATACAGGCGTATGGCGGAGTCCCGCAGTATAGAAGAATCGGTAAAGTCGTTTCTATCCGTGGAGCTGTCAAAAATGTGCTTGCACCTGGTCCACTTGCAACTTTACCGGAGGGATGTAGACCGGCGTATAGTGTTTCATATGTTCAGAATACAAGTATGCGCTCAACTACTTGTGCGATGTATGCGAGGATGCTTGTTGGAGCAGATGGAAAAATTCAAGTTCAAGCAATTTCAGATGGAGCAGCGTTCGCAGCTGATAAATGGTTCCCGATCCATTGCACATTTATGATCGATTAAGGAGGAAAAATAAATGGGTGAAGTAGTAGCCGAATTACAATTAGGCATGAAAGCAAGAGAAAAAATCACAGGTGTAACAGGTACAGTAACATGCATCGCAAGATACTTATATGAGCGTCCGCAGGCGATGATCGAATATAAGGATAGAAACGGCATGGCGTGTGAAAAATGGGCAGCAGTTGATAGATTGGAGGTAATTGAATAATGGGAGTTCCAGTATTAATTTTAGGAGAATCAGGCACAGGAAAAAGTGCTAGTTTAAGAAACTTTAAACCGTCAGATTTGAAGGTTATCAATGTGGCAAATAAGCCATTGCCTTTTAAAAACAAAATTGAGAGCGTAGCTACTGACGATTATAGAACAGTTGTCAAAGAGTTAAAGCTTAACAAGAAAAAAGTTGCGGTCATTGATGATGCACAGTATTTAATGGCCAATGAATTTATGAGACGGGCAACGGAACGTGGATTCGATAAATTCACAGAGATTGCTCAGAATTTCTGGTCACTGGTCAATATGGTAAAAGATCTTCCATCTGATCAGGTGGTTTATTTCTTAGCTCATATCGAAAGAGATGCCAATGGTAATGAGAAAATCAAAACGATTGGAAAGCTGCTCGATGAAAAGATCACGGTCGAAGGCATGTTTACTATCGTTTTAAAAACCAATGTGACAGATGGTGTTTACTCATTTATCACACAGAATAGCGGCCATGATACAGTAAAAAGTCCGATTGGTATGTTCCCAAGCGTAGTTATCGATAATGATCTTAAATATGTGGATGAAAAAATCCGTAACTACTATGAGATCGGTGAATTTCTTAGTGATGATGAAATTGCTGAGATTGATGAAGCAGCTAAAAAGGATGATATTCCTATTGATGATGGGAAGAAAAAGAGAGGTAGAAGAAATGCGAAAAAAGAAGAGCCTGAGGACACACCTGCGGAAGAAAAGAAAGAAGAAGATGAAAAACCGAGACGCAGCCGCAGAAGAAAATCAAGCGAAGAAAGTGCAGACGCCGAGCCTGATAACTCAGGTGAAAAATCTGATGACGAATGCACTGAAGCGCCACAGTCCGACCAGGGAATGGATGAACGTGCCGACGGAGAGAATGACGGCGGATCAGTATCTAAAGATGAAGCTAAACCACTGAGAAGGAGCCGTAAAGTCAGAAGACAGAAAGAAGCTGATGAGAAATTCTTAGAGGAAGCTCCTGCTGAAGATGAAGATACCGAGGTGCCATTCGATAAGGAAGATATGAACGCACCAATCGAAGAAGACAAACCAGCTGAAGAATCAAAACCACGTCGCAGACGCAGAAGAGCATAAGGAGGAAAATGACATGGATTTTAGTAAATTTGACAAACAGGTAGATTTGGATCAGTTAAAAGAAGATGCAAAAGAAGCAGCAGCAAACGGCGGTGGTGATTATCCGGAAATCGAAGATGGTATATACATTGGTAAATTTGAAAAGTTGGAACTTGGAGAAACAAAGGACCATCGTCCAATGTTCAAAGCAATGTTCCGTATCACTGAAGGTGAACATACGAAGTCATGCTTATTCATGAACCGTGTTGTCTATGGAACCAAAAATGATGCAAGCATGATTGGTTCGGTATCTGGATTCTTAGCAAAGCTTGAGGCGGTTGATGTTGATGGAAAACCTATTGACACATCATTTGAATCATATAGCCAGTTTGCAGAAATGATCATGGACGTTGCAGAAGCTATCGATGATATGGGCCTTGAATATGAGGTCGATTACAAAAAAGATGCATTCAACAACATCGTTATTACTGATGTATTTGATGCTGATTAATTGAGACTTAAGTGCGGGGAAAATAATACCCCGCACGGTATTTTAAGGATGATTATATGCTTAATTTTTATGACTTTGAGGTCTTTGAATATGATTGGTTGGTTGTGATCATCAATCCTATTGAAAAGACTGTCACTAAAATAGTAAATGATGCTAAAGCTCTTGAAAAGTATTTCAACGACCATGATCAAGGAATATGGATCGGTTATAACAATAGACGGTATGACCAATATATTATGAAAGCCATTCTTTTAGATATGAATCCAAAAGAGGTCAATGATTGGATCATTAAAGATAATAAACCAGGTTGGCAATATTCAAGCCTATTCAATACAATCAACATGATTAATTTTGATACCATGCTGAGAATGGATACGGGTTTAAAGAGCCTTGAGGCATTTATGGGGAACGATATTCGAGAGACATCGGTACCATTCGATATTGATAGAAAACTTACGAAAAAAGAGATTGAGCAAACATTCTTTTATTGTAATCATGACGTAGAACAAACGATTGAAGTATGGCTTGCAAGAAAAGCTGAATATGATGCAGCTATGGGCCTTGTGAAAATTTTTAACCTTCCACTCTCTTATATGGGAAAAACAGGAGCGCAACGTGTTGCAAAAATTCTTGGTGGTAAAGGTAGAAAATTCGATGATGAATTTGAATTTCCAATCGTGAATACTCTTAGATTGAAAAAATATCGAGCCGTTAGAGATTGGTATAGAAACCCTGAAAACCATGATTATAAGAAAAAACAAAAGGTAATGATTGCAGGGATTGAGCATACTCTTGCATGGGGCGGACTTCATGGAGCCATTAAAAAATATTACGGTGAAGGAATTTATTTGATGGCTGACGTAACAGCTTATTATCCGTCATTACAGGAACGATATAAATTCGGTTATCGTAATATGGCGAATCCTGAGAACTTTGAAAAAATACACGGTGAGAATCTTAGAATGAAAGCTACTGGCAATAAGGTTGCAAGATTGCCATATAAGATTGCAGACAATGCAATCTCTGGTCAATTGAAAGATCAATATTCACCTTTGTATGATCCACGAGAAAATAATGCCATATGTATAAATGGTCAATTGCTGCTTGTGGATTTAATAGAAAAATTAGAGCCACATATCGAGAGATTTATCCAATCTAATACTGATGGTATTCTAATCAAATTAAAGTCAATTGATGACTATGATTTGATTGATGATATTGTATGGGAATGGGAAGATCGGACAGGTATGCGAATGGGCTTCGATATCTATACGAAGGTATTTCAAAAAGATGTAAATAACTATTTGCTGGTTGCTCCTGATGGTAAAACAAAAACCAAAGGAGCATATACCAAAGCGCTTAGCTCAGTAGATTATGATCTCCCTATTATCAATAAAGCTATGGTTGATTATATGACAAATGGTACGCCTGTAGAGAAGACGATCCGTGATTGTGATGAATTGATCATGTTTCAAAAGGTCGTAAAGCTTTCGGGAAAATATTGGCGAGCATGGCATAATGGAAAATTTATGGCTGAGAAATGCTATCGAGTATTTGCTTCTAAGGATAGGAATGAAACATACATCGGTAAATGTAAACAATCAGGAGCTACTATAGAAAAATTTGCAAATACACCGGAGCATTGTTTCATCGATAATGGAAGCATTAAAGGAAAGAAATGTCCGGATTATTTGGATGTCCTTTGGTACATCAATCTCGCAAAAGAACGTTTATCACAATACGGGGTGGAGGTGTAAAAATGAACTGTATAATTGATGAAAAACGTCACGTATATGGACCGTGGATCGTAGTAGCACGACATAAATTAAATTATTATCCGAAAACATGTGGCATGGCAAGGTGGATATGCGTGTGCAGACATTGCGGTGCTAAAAAAATTTATATAGGAAATGGATTGCGATTTGGTCATTATGCGCATACATGTAGGGAGTGTGGAGGAAGTTGATAGATTTATTTAAAGGCTATGTGCCGACAAAAGACAAAAAATGCTTAATGCCTTTTAAAAATAAATCATCAGCAGAATTAAGAACATATGAACAGGTGAAAAAACTGCCAGAATATGCAGGTATTATCGCAGATAACGTAGTGTTGATCGATGTAGACGACTATGAGCAATCAGAAAAATTGATGGATATAGTGGAAGATTTACAATGCAATTGTCGAGTTTATGAAACAACAAGGGGTAAACATTTCTTATTTAAAAATATAGATTCGATGGGTGAGATCATCTTAGACAAATGTGGAATTAACAAAACGTTGGCATGTGGTATAACAGCTGATATAAAAGTCGGCTGTAAAAATTCATACTCAGTCCTTAAATACAATGATGAAGAAAGATTCATCTTATATGACATCGAAGAGGATGAGGAATATGAATCACTCCCAAAGTGGTTGCTGCCAGTCTATACGAGGATGAAATTCTTTGAGATGGAAGCCGGCGATGGTAGAAACCAGGCATTATTTAACTATATTCTTACGCTACAATCAAATGATTTTAGTGTAAAAGAATCAAGGGAAGTTCTCAGGATCATCAATAAATATATCCTGAAGAATCCACTTAGTGAGGAAGAGCTTGACACATTATCAAGAGATGATGCTTTTAAAAAACCCATTTTCTTTAAGAAAAACTCATTCTTATTCGATAAGTTTGCTACTTATTTAAAGAATGTGAATCATATCATTAAGATTAACGGTCAGCTGCATATCTATAAAGATGGTATCTATGTGGATGGAGTAAGGGAAATAGAAGCCCAGATGATAAAGCACATTAGTAATTTGAATCGGACGAAACGAACCGAAGTATTGAGCTACCTTGACATTCTGATCAATACTGATGTGCCAATGAGTCATGCGAATTATATCGCGTTCAACAATGGTATTTATAACATTGAGACTGATACACTGGAACCATTTACGCCTGAGATTGTAGTCACCAATAAGATCGAATATGATTATGACCCTGACGCATATTCCGAATTGACGGATAAAACATTGAATAAGTTAGCGTGTCAGGATGAGAATATCAGAATGCTTTTAGAGGAATGCATCGGTTATTGTTTCTACAGACGAAATGAGTTACGAAAATGCTTCATATTAACCGGTGAAAAAGAGAATGGAAAATCAACTTTTCTTTCTATGATTGAGAATTTACTCGGAAGAAAGAATATCGCATCACTTGATTTGAAGGAACTTGGAGATCGATTCAAAACGGCAGAGTTATTCGGAAAGCTTGCGAATATTGGCGACGATATTGGTAGCGAGTTTATTCCGAATCCGGCAGTATTTAAGAAATTAGCTTCAGGAAACCCGATCAATGTGGAGCGAAAAGGGAAAGATCCATTTGACTTCTCTAACTATGCGAAGCTGCTATTCTCTGCAAATGATATTCCTCGAATTAAAGATAAATCGGGAGCGGTGATAAGTCGATTGGTGATTATTCCATTCGATGCGAGATTCTCGCCGAATGATCCTGACTTTGATCCTTACATCAAATATAAGCTGATACAAGAAGAACCAATGCAATATTTAATCAACATTGGGATACAAGGACTTAAGCGAGTATTGAAGAATAGAAAATTTACGTCATCTGCGAAGGTAGAAAAGGCATTACAAGAATATACGGAGAATAATAATCCGATTTTATTATTCTTCAAAGAAGATGTAAAAATCGAAAATGAACCAACAAAGAATGTGTACAAAAAATATAACGAGTTTTGTATTGCAAATAGTTTCAATCCAATGAGTAATATCGAATTTAGTAAACAGGTGAAAAAATACCTAGATTATGAAATTACTGATAAAACTATCAAAGGAAAGAAATATCGTATATTCGTGAAAAAGGAGGATTGATCATGATTATTTGTCCATGTAAATCTTGCCCGAATATAGGTTGTGGAGCACATCACGATGAATGCCAAGCATATCAAGATTTTCTGAGAGAATTAAAGGCTATGAGGAAAAGAGAGAAAAGCTTAAATGATACAGGGCGAGGCGCTTATGTGAAAGAGACAACTGCTCGTTATAGAACAAACCATGTACTTAGTACACATAAAAGGTAAAGGAGGACCAAACATGAAAATAATTTTGGAGGGATGCGATGGTACAGGTAAGACCACGCTTGCGAAAATTTTAGCGAATAAATATGGGCTTGATATCTGTCATTGTACTCAGTATGATGCATCAGACTTTAATTTTTACAAACAGACACTGAGAAAAGACAATGTCGTTTGGGACAGACATACATTAGGAGAGTTAATCTATCCGGAAATATTTAAAAGGACACAATGCATCACATTTGAGGAAGCGAGAATCTTAGTGCATTATGCCAGAGAAGAAGACGTGAGGCTTTTCGTATTAACATGTAATTCGACTGAATTATGTGAAAGAATAGCGAAAAGAGAAAATGAACATGATTCGATTCGCAGAAATTTATTTAAAATCAATGATATGTTCGTTAATTATGCAAATGAACTTCGTATCCCTATCATCGATACAAGCAAAATGACACTGTCGGAAATATTCAAATTGGTGGAAACACCACAGATAAATAAAGGAGGATTTATCCATGGCTAGAACAAAACAGATTTACAACAAGACACAGTTAACACCTCAGCAGGAATTTGAGAGACATATCTATCATAGAGATCAATTCGCTCATTATCTCCGTTGGTCCCATATTCTTAAAGTAGCAAAGATTGGTCAGACGATCCTTGACTTTGGATGTGGTACAGGTGAGATGCTGGAATTATTCTATCGCAATAAATATAGACCAAAACAGTATCTTGGTCTTGATATTAGAAAACAGACGGTTGATGAAAATAATGAGAAATTTGCAAAACTTGATTTTGCTGAATTCCGTCAGTGTGATCTTTGTCAGGATGAACTTGATCTTGGTCAGACATTTGATATCATTACATGCTTTGAAGTGATGGAGCACATAGGGCATGAGAATGCTGATGTCTTCTTAGACAATATCGCTTATCATTGCGATGAAAATACAAGAGTTTACCTCAGTACACCAAACTACGATCCAAAGGTAGAAGCAGCTAAAAATCATATGCTTGGTCCTGAAGAGAATAAAGAAGTTGGTGAATGGGATCACTTCGAGTTACAGGATAAATTAAGTGAATATTTTGACATTGAGGCGAAATACGGAACCTTTGCTTCCATAAAAGATTATAAGGAAGAGATTGAAGGAGATTGGCGACACGTGATGTTCGATGAATTAAGAAAATACTATGACACCAATATGCTTTCAGTCATCATGGCCCCTGTCATCAAGCCTGAGCATGCAAGGAATTGCTTATGGGTCCTCAAAGCAAAACAGGAGGATTGATCATGGTAGGAAAATATACAGTTGTTACACTATGCGGTAGTACCAAATTTAAAAATGATTTCGAACGAGTGAACAGAGAACTGACACTGGCTGGCAACATTGTGTTGTCAGTCGGATGTTTTGGCCATGCGGATAATGAAGTATGGGCCAAGGGAACAAAAGAGATGCTGGATGATATGCATAAGAGAAAGATTGATATGGCTGACATGATTTATGTAATCAATAAAGATGGTTACATTGGTGAAAGCACAAGATCAGAAATTAATTATGCGCGTGAAAAAGGTAAAAGAATTATTTTTATGGAGGAAAAATAATATGGGAAGAATTTCAAGCGACATAGATGATATCTATCTCACATTATGTAAAGACCTATTGCATGCTCCAAAAGTAGGAAATACGAGGGAGCTTAGAGATGTAAAAATCGTTCTGACAGATACGTGTGATGCCACAGTAAGTATTAGGAATATTTCTGATGCTTATATGTTTGCAGAGTTGTTGTGGTATTTCACTGGTAGGAACTCAGTCAATTTTATTGGAGCTTTCGGCAGTATGTGGAAAAAACTTTCAGACGATGGTGAAACATGCAATAGTGCATACGGGTATCTGATGAAAGAAGGTTACGGATTTAATCAGATTGAGAAGGTTATTGAATTATTGAAGCATGATCCTAATTCACGTAGAGCAGTAATCAATCTGAATGTACCAAATAAAGATGTGATTGAGACCAGAGATGAGCCTTGTACGATTGCACTTCAATTCCTTATCAGAGATCATAAGTTATATTGCACAGGAATGATGAGAAGCAACGACATATGGTTCGGATTCCCTTATGATATTACATTCTTCACAGAGTTGCAGAAATATATCGCTGATCGATTAGGATTGATTTGTGGTACATATACGCATTTCGTCACAAGTTTGCATATGTACGAGAAAGATGAAGAGAAGATCAAAGAGATAGTAGAAAATCCTATCAGCAATCCTATTAGATTTAATCGTTATAATTTTGCTAAACACGCAGAATTTATCGCTGAATTAGTAGATTGTGGTATCAGGCATAATGTAGATGCAAAGACACTATTATTAAATCTATTGAACCAATATGGCATTTATAAAAGAAAAGGAGAAAAATAATGAAGGTTAAAGTAATTGATTTTGGATATGAGAAACTGCCGTTCAGAGCACATTATAATGACGCAGGCGCAGATGTATACGCTTGCTTTCATAGCAACGTAAAAAGGATTGCAATATGGCCACACGACACGGCAAAGGTTCCTTTAGGGTTGGGGTTGTGCATTCCTGATGGATATGCTGGATATGTATTCCCTAGAAGCGGATTAAGTAGTAAAGGTATTACGTGTGAAATTCCTCCTGTTGATTCAGGCTATCGTGGAGAGATTCATGCGATTGTACATAACGGAACAAATGAAAAGATATTCATTAATAATGGTGATCGTATCGGACAATTAGTAATTACTCCTATAGTAGTTGCAGATTTTGTCACAGAAACAGGTGACGAAAGGGGTAGTGATGGATATGGTTCGAGTGGAATGCGGTAAATACATAGATTAAGCTATTTTAGAAAGCAACTTAAGTCAAGATGAATTCAAGATAAGTCAAGATGAACATAAAAAAGTCAAGATCATCTTGACTTATATGAGTGTGCTCCTCATATGTTTTAGATGGACATATGAGTATGCTCCTCATATGTAATAATTATCTTGCAATAATCTTGACTTATCTTGACTTTCAAGACAATTTCCGAAAGCATTACGGTTGACATATTTCTCTTAAATTGCTCAAATAGTCTGAAAGTCAAGATCAATTCAAGATGAATTTTTCATGATTTTTATGAAAAAGCTCAGAAAGTATTACGGTTGACATATTCTTATTGTCTATACAATTTCAAAAAGTCAAGAAGTCAAGATACTTTTTATTTTTTTATACTCACAGTAAAATCATCTCAAATTTTTGATGATTTTATATATAAAAAGAATATAGTAGTTTATCTTGACTTCTTGACTTTTTATATAGGCAAACCAAAGGAAGGGGTTAATATGCTTGATGAAGATAAAATGCAAATACAGAAAATTATTAATGATACGGTGAACAGTACGGTGCTAAAGCTTAAAATGGCAGGATTAATGAAAGATGATCGCAAAACAGCGTATGAAAAGACGGAGGAATTATTGCGTAATTATAATGCATTCAAAGATTCAGATCAGCCATACACTATTAAGCTCGTAAAGAAAATCAATGCTGCACTATTTACAATAAAAGATGATATTTACTATGATATCATTCCTATGTATTATTTTGACGGTGAAACCAGAGAAATGATAGCAGAGTATTACGACACGACGGTAACCACAATATCGCGAAATAAAACAAGATTGATCAATAAGATTAAACCTATCTTATTTAGCGATGATGTGATCTATGAATTATTCTTATAATCATTTATATACCTTTGATAAGTCCCTTATATAAGGGGCTTATTTTTTATGCAATTTTAGTTGTATAGCAGGCTCATAGATCGCGTTTTAAGACATTTTTATATGTTAGTCATAGAAATTATCATGAAGCATATTAGAATGAGAATCTGACATGTTCTAATGAGTTTCAGATGTGTTTCTTCCTATTTATATAGATGCATATGTAGAAGTGCATGTCACACTATATGTCACACAATGTGTATGTAACCTTTTTAATAGAAGATTTAAGATATATCCATCGAACAAATGTTGAGATTATTTCATGAGATTAAGGAGGGAAGTACATGTTTAAGAATAGTGTATTTCATGTATCCGTTGATACAAAGAAATGGCTGAAGGCAGCAGGGGTCAGAGCAGTGAAAACAATGGCTCAGTCCTTCATCGCAATGATTGGAACAGCAGCCGTAATGCAGGATGTAAATTGGATGCTTGTAGGTTCTGCTACAGTTCTTTCCGGTATTTTATCGATAGCAACGTCTATAGCAGGAATTCCGGAGGTGAAATAATGCCGCCGGAAATTATAGTAGGTTTATTATCATTAGGGGGTACTTTAATAGGTACATTTGGTGGAATTATGACAAGCGCGAAATTGACAGCTTATCGAATTGAACAGCTCGAAAAGAAAGTGAATAAGCATAATAATTTTGCGGAACGTATTCCAGTTATTGAAAACAATTTGAAAAGTGTATGGCATAACATTGATGAAATCAAAGAAGACGTAAAGGAGGAACATAATCATGGCAACTTATAACGTACATGCTGGACATTGTCCACAGGGACAAGGAGCTAGCGGAGCAGTTGGATTATTAAAAGAATCCGTTGAAGACCGTAAGGTAAAGAACCAGGTGATCTCAGCTTTACGAGGTGCAGGACATACGGTATACGATTGTACGGATGATACAAACTGTGCGGTCAACCAGAATCTTCAAAGAATTGTTGCAAAATGTAACGCACATTCCGTTGATCTGGATGTTTCTATCCATTTAAACTCAGGTCGAAATGATTATGCGGGAGACGGAAGCACAGGCGGTGTAGAGGTATGGTGCTATAACGAAAAAACAAAAGCTATTGCAGAAAGAATCTGTGCGAATATATCTGCTGCACTTGGTATTAGAAACAGAGGTGTGAAATATTCCAAAGGTCTGTACGTCTTAAAACATACAAAAGCACCCGCATTATTAGTCGAATGTTGTTTTGTTGACGATAAAGACGATGCTAATCACTGGAATGCTGATAAATGTGGGGATGCGATTGCATCTGGTATCACAGGAAAGAAAATACAAAGTCCAGCATCAAATACCGGATGGATAAAAGATAATACTGGATGGTGGTACAAACATAAAGATGGAAGTTATACCAAATCAGATTGGGAAAAGATCGATGGTGCATGGTATTACTTTGATGCAAAAGGCTACATGAAAACTGGATGGTTACAAGACAAAGGTAAATGGTATTTTCTTTCAAGTGCTGGGGCAATGGTCACAGGCGTTCGGACGATTGGAAAAGAGACATTTTACTTTGCAGCTGATGGTCATATGTGTAAGACAAATGATCGAGGAGCATTGATATAAGTAGGTGATAATATGGCAGAAAAACGAAAGCGTGGTAAACCTCGCAAATATGATGACTATGTAAAACCATATCTTCCGCTTATTTCTGAATGGTGCCGGACAATGACAGAGCAACAAATCGCTGAGAAATTGGGTATCGCATATAGTACATTTAATCAGTATAAAGTTGATTATCCAGAAGTGAAGGAAGCTATTAAAAATGGAAGACAGAACCTTGTTGCTGAGCTTAAGGGTTCTCTTATTAAGAAGGCAAATGGTTATGAATATACGGAAACCAAAGAAACTACTGAGCACGTTAAATGGCCAGAAGAAATGTATGCGGCATTGCTTGATGCCGGATTTACTCCTAATCAGATAGCAAGCAGTCGAATAGTGAAGGTAGAGGTTGCTCATAAGAAGATGGCACCTGATGTTGCTGCTATTAATCTGGCGTTAAAGAACTATGACAGAGAAGACTGGGCCAATGATCCTCAAATGTTGGATATCCGTAAGAAAGAATTGGAACTTAAGGAAAGACAGATAGAGAATAATGAGTGGTAAGATGCGGTATACATTATCAAACTTCTATAAATCGAATGAATGGTATGATCTTACTCAGTTACTTAAATCAGAAAGAGTAAATGAGAATGGTGATCTGATATGTGAATACTGTGGTGAACCTATCGTCAGGGCATATGATTGCATTGGCCATCATACTGTTGAGCTTGATGATAACAATGTGAATGATGCAATGATTAGTTTGAATCCTTCATTGATTCAATTAGTTCATCACAAATGTCATAACAGAATACATAAGAAGTTCTACACTGGCGAGGATGTAAGACAAGTTTATCTGGTCTATGGTTCTCCGCTCAGTGGTAAAACTACCTGGGTAAACGAGGTACGGAATGCTGGTGATCTTATCGTTGATATGGATAACATCTGGCAAGCAGTGAGTGGCTGTGATAGATATGAGAAGCCTAAGCGATTGAATGCCTGTGTGTTTGGCGTTCGTGATTATTTGCTTGAGTGTGTGAAGTACAGACGAGGTAAATGGTTGAATGCTTATGTGATTGGTGGTTATCCGTTAATCAGTGAACGTGAACGACTATGTAAGGAGTTAAGAGCCAGAGAGATATTCATTGATGTATCGAAAGAAGAGTGTATCAATAGGCTCATGAATATTTCTGATGGAAGAGATAAAGAAGAGTGGGAGAAATTTATCGATGATTGGTGGATAAAATACGCCCCCCGGTCCTATTAAAAGAAATTTTATGGGGGACTGTTGGGGGGAGCGTATCTCTCACGAAAAGTGAAAAAATGAGATTTTTTGATTTCAAAATTTGAAAAAATTAAGGAGGTTGTGACATGGATGACAAAGTTTATGGATTTTGCGGAACCAATAAGTGCAAAAGAGAATTGAACAATTATACAGAATTAGCGGTCCCGGCGGCACCTTCCACAAAAGCGAATGCGTATATATCTTTAGATGGATTGAAAAAAGGAATCTATGTGATATCAATCGAGGGAGAAGTTGCATTTGCACCGGGATATACTGATTGTATACTTGAAATAATATTTGAAAATATGCTTAATGATATTGACGTAGACACAGTTATTATTGATAAATTGTTACAGTCTATGACATTCACAAATGATATGTGCAGTATCTGTATTTCTACACTTTTCAATTGTGAAAGAGATTGTGAAAAATCTCGTTTACGGTTAATTGGAAATACCGTCAACAGTTACGCACCTTTCGCCATAAATGACGGGTTTAAGATTAAGCTTGTAAGGCTGGTATGAGATTATGAAAAATATCGTCAAAATAAATTTAGATAATAATTGTGATTGCGATTGCCTTTATAGTCTTGGAGGTAGTGAAAATTCAGTCAATCTTGAATTGCAGCATGATTCATATGTCAATCCAATATTAGCGTTAACCTCAGATACCGGAACGGTATCCATCACGGATTTTGAATTGGTAGGCGATAGTCTTATCAAGTATCAGATCTCTCAAAAATATTGGAATGTAGATGGACAAATATCTCTTACTGTGAGCGATGGTGATTGGATAAGTGATCCAATAACATTTCAGTGCAAAGCAATGAAAGACTGTGACAATATTCGCGTGAAAAAACTCGATAATAATTATACGATTTATCCTTTTGTTGCTGGAGTAGATGCGACTGGAAAAACTATAAAGTCGATTGTCGAACAATATTATATGTCTACATCTCCAACAGCTATGCTCGGTGGGAATTGGGATACGAAATATCCAGGTTGGGAAAATAACAAATATATTTGGACAAGAAGCATTTATACCTATTCTGATGAAACCACACTAACTACTACGGCTATTTGCGTAACAGGTTCTAAAGGTGATAAAGGAGATAAGGGAGATAAAGGCGACAAAGGCGATCCCGGGGAACAAGGATTGCGAGGTTTGCAAGGTCCTCAAGGAGAACAAGGTATTCAGGGACCGGCAGGAGTTGATGGTAAATCATCTTACACACATATTGCATATGCAAACAGTTCTGATGGAAATACGGATTTTTCAGTATCTGATTCTGATCGAACTTACATTGGTATGTATGTTGATGAAAATCCGATAGATAGTACAGACCCAGATAAATATGCATGGACTAAGATTAAAGGGGCGGATGGAACTCAGGGTACACCGGGAAAACCGGGAGTTGATGGTAAAACTCCATATCTTCATATTGCATATGCAAACAGTTCTGATGGAAATACGGATTTCGATATAACGGATAGTATTGGAAAATCATATATTGGACAGTATACGGATTTTGCTCAAGCGGATTCAATGGACCCAAGTTCATATTCTTGGACAAAGATCAAAGGTGAAACAGGAGCGAAAGGCGAAAAAGGAGATAAGGGTGATCCAGGAGAACAAGGTCCTAGAGGCTTACAGGGATTACAAGGTGAGAAAGGTGAACAGGGAATACCCGGTCCAACTGGTGCAACTGGTGCAACTGGTGCTATGGGACCTCAGGGTCTTCAAGGAGTTACAGGACCACAAGGTCCACAAGGACCAGCCGGTAAAGATGGTGCGAATGGAAAAACAAGTTATTTTCACATCAAATATTCTCCTGTTGTGAATCCAACATCATCTCAGATGTCCGAAATACCGGATACTTATATTGGTACTTACGTTGATTACACTGAGGCTGATTCTACTGACCCAAAGAAATACACTTGGTATAGATTCCAAGGATTACAAGGTGCACAGGGTACGCAGGGAATCCCCGGAGTAAATGGTGCAGACGGTAAAACATCATATCTGCATATCAAATACTCTAATGATGGCGGTAAGACATTCACATCCAATGCTGGTGAAACTGTTGGGGATTATATTGGTCAGTGTACGGACTTTAATCAGAACGATCCTACTACGGTAGGGGCTTATACGTGGAGCAAAATTAAGGGAGATAAAGGCGACAAAGGCGATCCCGGGGAACAAGGATTGCGAGGTTTGCAAGGTCCTCAAGGAGAACAAGGTATTCAGGGACCGGCAGGAGTTGATGGTAAATCATCTTACACACATATTGCATATGCAAACAGTTCTGATGGAAATACGGATTTTTCAGTATCTGATTCTGATCGAACTTACATTGGTATGTATGTTGATGAAAATCCGATAGATAGTACAGACCCAGATAAATATGCATGGACTAAGATTAAAGGGGCGGATGGAACTCAGGGTACACCGGGAAAACCGGGAGTTGATGGTAAAACTCCATATCTTCATATTGCATATGCAAACAGTTCTGATGGAAATACGGATTTCGATATAACGGATAGTATTGGAAAATCATATATTGGACAGTATACGGATTTTGCTCAAGCGGATTCAATGGACCCAAGTTCATATTCTTGGACAAAGATCAAAGGTGAAACAGGAGCGAAAGGCGAAAAAGGAGATAAGGGTGATCCAGGAGAACAAGGTCCTAGAGGCTTACAGGGATTACAAGGTGAGAAAGGTGAACAGGGAATACCCGGTCCAACTGGTGCAACTGGTGCAACTGGTGCTATGGGACCTCAGGGTCTTCAAGGAGTTACAGGACCACAAGGTCCACAAGGACCAGCCGGTAAAGATGGTGCGAATGGAAAAACAAGTTATTTTCACATCAAATATTCTCCTGTTGTGAATCCAACATCATCTCAGATGTCCGAAATACCGGATACTTATATTGGTACTTACGTTGATTACACTGAGGCTGATTCTACTGACCCAAAGAAATACACTTGGTATAGATTCCAAGGATTACAAGGTGCACAGGGTACGCAGGGAATCCCCGGAGTAAATGGTGCAGACGGTAAAACATCATATCTGCATATCAAATACTCTAATGATGGCGGTAAGACATTCACATCCAATGCTGGTGAAACTGTTGGGGATTATATTGGTCAGTGTACGGACTTTAATCAGAACGATCCTACTACGGTAGGGGCTTATACGTGGAGCAAAATTAAGGGAGATAAAGGCGACAAAGGCGATCCCGGGGAACAAGGTCCACAAGGTGTAAAAGGTAATACAGGACCACAAGGTCCCCAAGGACCAGTTGGACCAACAGGACCGCAGGGACAGACAGGACCAGCCGGTAAAGATGCGATCCTTATTCAATCCAGTGCACCGAGTTCCCCTAAAGTCGGGCAGTTATGGCAGACAGCTTCCGGGCAGCCTATCAAAAGGTGGAACGGTTCAGCGTGGGTACTCCATTACATATCCGTTGAGAATCTTAATGTGCAGAAACTTAGTGCGATTGCTGCAGATTTAGGAACTGTTACAGCCGGTGTTATTAAAAACAAGTCTGGGACTGTTAATTTTGATGCTAATAATGGCATTTTAGAATCATGGGATACAGATGCTCTTCAATCAACAAAGTTATCATCTGGAACTATAGAAGTTTCTGCCGAGGACTCCGCTGATAATTATGTACGTACTTATTTAAAATATTATGGATTATTCATTCATGAACTAAATAAGTTATACGGATATTCCATTGAAATGTCAGAACTTGGAGAGGACTTAATAGTCAGTAAACTTATAAATAATGGGCAAGGAAAAGAAAACGTATCTTTATTTAAAAACTTAAAGAGAACTCCAGTAGCAGGAACTAAAGTGGTAACTATAACAAAAGGTAAGAACTACGTAAACTTAATGACCACGTCTGAGGCAGCTAGCCTTTTAGGAATAGCAAATGGTACAAGTGCTGCGGTGTCACTTGCGGTTAGCAATGGTGATGCCTACGCTTTCGATGCAAGAGTTTACGGCGCTGAGTATTGGAATACTGACAGTTCTTGGTATGTATATTTCAATCGGAATGCCACTATCACACAGAGCGTAAGAATCAATTATATATTAATACCGATTATTTAAGGGAGAAAATTATGGATAGAAAAGAAGAATTATTAAAAGTAATCGAACATGACCCGGCATTGGTTCCCCTTATCGATGAAGTTATATTTTTGGAGGGACGATTGGAGGAATTGAAAAAACTTCCGTTCATTAAAATTCATCCGAAAGACCCTACCAAACAAAAAGCAACACCGGCACAAAAGCAATATAAGGAACTTTTACAACAGTATGTGAATATTATTCGGGTATTGATCAGGGCAACCGGAACCGATGAAAATGACGAAGAATCGCCATTGAGAAAATGGGTGAAACAACATGTTAATTCAGAATAAAACCATATGGACACCTGACAACTCCTACTTGTTGGAATATAGGGCGAAAGCTGAAACGGGTGAAATTATCATAGGCCAAGAATTATGGACAGAGCTTGATAATTTAGCCGAGGATTTTCATAATGGTCGGTATTTTTATAATACAGATGATGCAGCACTCCGCATGGATTTCATGGAGAATTGCATAAGGCTTACAAAATCACCTTTCTATAATAAACCAATGGTATTAATGCTGTGGCAAAAAGCATGGATTGAGGCCTTTTATTCTTTCAAAATGACGGATACGACATTTGATAGATTTAAGAAAACAATCCTTTTGATTGCTCGTAAGAATACGAAAAGTGAAACATCATCCGCTCTTGCAAATAGTGAATTTATTGTTGGGAATGAAGGTGCTGATATTTGCTGCTCGTCAAACGACGATGCTCAATGTAGCTTGGTTTACGATGCGGTAGATATGATGCGACGGCTCTATGACCCAAATGACAGAGACACAAAGCGAAATCAATCTTTCATTTTGAATAAGATCACAAATACAAAAGTATTTAAGATGTCTGACCGAACAAAGAATAAAGAAGGTCGAAATATCGATTTTGCCATCGTCGATGAAACGCATGAAATGAAAGAAAACATCATTGGTAAATCAATTGAGCAGTCGCAATCATTGAAGGATAACCCTAAATTCATCAATATTACTACTGAGGGATTTATTGTTGATGGTTATCTCGATGATGAGTTGAAGAAAGCAAGAAAAGTAATCAGTAAAGAAGATGATGGGCTTGCTGGTGAGAGATTGCTACCATGGTTATATACACAAGATTCAGAGCAAGAGGTTTGGACAGGTAATCGTAAAAATAGATTATGGGAAAAATCAAATCCTACTCTTGGAATGGTGAAAAAATGGGAGTATCTCGAAGAACAAGTTGACATTGCAAAGAATTCGAAAGCTGACAGAATTTTCGTTTTATCAAAGGATTTCAATATTAAGCAGAATGGCGCTGAAAGCTGGTTGAACTTGGAGGATTATGATTATGAAGCCGTTTATAATCTGGAAGAATTTCGAGGTTGTATCTGTATGGGAGCGGTTGACTTATCCGAGACAACCGACTTAACAGCTGCAAAAATTCTTTTAATGAAAAAGGATGACCCAACAAAATATATCTATCAGCATTATTTCATTCCTGAAAGTAAGTTGGAAGATTCAGATGATTGGAATGCGGGAGCGAGGTATAAAGAGTGGGCAAAAGATGGTCTCCTTACAATCACAGAAGGAAATGATATTGATCTCGCTGTCGTGGCTGATTGGTTCTATAAGCTTTATACCGAGTATAATATCAAACTTTGGAAATGTGGATATGACCAACGATTCGCAAAGGATTGGATAACTCGTATGGATTTCTATGGCTGGCAGAGAACCGGTGACGATGATTCTGATCTCATTATGATTTTGCAGAATGCCCAAACCTTATCCAATGCGATCAAGCTTTGTGAAGCTGATTTAAAACATCAATTGGTGAATTACAATATGAACAAGATTGATCAATGGTGTTTTAAAAATGCAGGAATTAAGGTTGATGATAAAGGTTTATGCCTTTTGATAAAACAAGAAACCCCAAAACGAATTGATGGGGCTGTTTGCCTGGTTATCTTATATGAGATGTACAGGCGATATCGTACAGAATTTAAACAGATGATAGGGGGGTAGCGGTATGGATACTTATGCGACATCGATCACAGATACATCAATGATTTTACAAGATGATGGTACTTGGCGTGGAACTATTTTAGCAGAAAAACATGGTTTAGGTGATAGTGCTTTTATTGTTCGTGCAGTCCGTAGGAATGCTGATGGAAAATATGAAAATGTCCTATGCTCGTATCAGACGGATAGCGTGGGGAATATCAGTATTTATACCGATGAAGCTGTTACATTACGTGTCACTATCGGCAGGGGTATCCCTAAAAAGGCCAATAGTATCATGGGAGAGGATGAAGAATATGCAGACGCTTAAATTAGGACAGTCAATCAAAAACGTATTGAAAGCCGTCAATGCTAATTTCACGGAACTCAATAATCGAAAAACATACAAAGTACTTTATAACAGTTCGGTTGATATTCCGGCAAAGCATGACGGAACATCAAAAACCATCACACTGACGGACAACCCGGCAAATTATGATGGGATTATCCTACAGTTAGATGATTGCTCTGCTTACGAGTATTTTGGATCATTGACAGCCGGTAAGGTTTTAAAGCCTATACATAATCAGTTTGATATGACCACTGAAATGGCTGGCTGGAATATGTTTGGATATAATTGTGAAATCCTGAGCAACAAAAGATTGAAATTGAGCGGATTTATTTTTTCCGGAAGTCCTTATGATAAGGACCCCGCACTTGATATCTATCTTCTCAGGTACAATGACAGGTATTCCGTTAAACAGCTCAAAAAAGTTATCGGTATCAAATTTAATTAATCATATTTAAGGAGGTGCGTGTTATGGCACGACAAACAATTAAATTAGGAGAAGTTGTAAAATCAGCATGGCAGAAAGTCAATTCAAACTTCGAAGAACTCTATCAGTCAATCACAAATAAGGTTGATAAGGTAGCAGGAAAAGAACTGTCCTCAAACGATTACACGGATGCAGAAAAAACTAAGCTGTCCGGTATCGCTTCAAATGCACAGGTCAATGTGATTGAATCTGTAAAGGTAAATGGAACAGCTCTCACACCGTCAGGCAAGGCAGTCGATATTGACCTGTCCGGCAAAGTAGATAAAGTTTCAGGCAAGGGACTTTCTACAAATGATTTCACAGATGCATACAAAAACAAAATTGATGGTGCCGCATCAGTAGTCAAAAAGACATTCTCAGCATCTAGCTGGGGAACAGTTGGAAGCGATGGATATTACAGTCAGAGCATTGCAGCTGCCGGTAAATATCCAGTGAAAGTAATGCGAAATGATAACGGTGTATACACCGAAGCACTCGTACAGACAGCCGTTAGCGGTAACAATGTGGTTATTACTGCGGAAGAAACATTCGAAGGTTATTTGATCGTAATTTAAGGAGGTTTGACAGGTGGGATGGCTTGACAAATTAAAACGAAAACCGCCAAAGTCACAAATACTGGCACAGACTTTGAATGGGTATAGTCCAATCTTTTCACAGTTTGGAACTAATATCTATACATCCGACGTCGTGCAACAGGCGGTAAAATGTATCGTGGATGAGATGAAAAAGCTGAATCCCACCCACATACGATATAACGGGAATGATCCCGTTCCAGTCAATGGAAATATTCAAAGTATACTAAATAATCCGAATCCACTCATGACAACGAGTGAATTCTTAGAAAAAGTTATGTGGTTATTACTTTTGAATTATAATGCTTTCATCTTACCGACTTATTATGTTTGGACAGATAAGGACGGCATAGAACGTCGACAATATGATGGATTATACCCCTTAAAACCAACTCAGGTTGATTTTATCGAAGATGGGGGCGGTCGGTTATATGTCAAAATGCGGTTTGAAAACAACTTTGAAACCACCATTGCTTATGATAACATCATCCATTTGAAATATAACTATTCCGTAAATGAATATATGGGCGGTGATGTATCAGGTCAGCCAGATCATACCGCATTACTACAGACATTAGATATTAATCAGACATTACTCCAAGGCGTAGGGAAAGCAATGAAAGCCAGCTATGCCGTGAATGGTGTAGTGAAATATAACACGATGCTGGATGATGGAAAAACAGAAGCGGCTCTCAAAGAACTGGAACAAAAGCTGAAAAATTCAGACAGCGGATTTTTACCACTCGATTTAAAAGCGGAATTTACCCCGCTTGAACGCAAAGTTGCACTCGTTGATGAACCTACATTGAAATTCATTGATGAAAAAATCCTGAGAAATTGGGGTGTACCTCTTGCTATATTGACAGGAGATTACACAAAAGCACAATATGAAGCATTTTATCAGAAGACATTGGAACCGCTTATCATTTCTATTTCACAGGCATTTACGAAAAAGCTTTTTACCGACCGGGAAAGATCATTTGGGAATATCATTAAGTTATATCCAAAAGATTTAATCTTTATGACAGTCGATCAGACCTTGCAGATGGTCAACATGCTCGCAAATACTGGTTCTATTTACGAGAATGAAAAGCGTGTGGCGTTTGGCTTACGTCCACTCCCTGAATTGGAGGGTAAACGGTACATGTCACTCAACTGGGTTGATGTGGATATCGCAAATCAATATCAAGTTAATAAGGCAAAGGGTAATGATACAAAAAATAATACCCCTACGGGTAATGACAATGACGATGGAGGTGTAAAAGATGGCGAGGGAACAGGAACAGAAGAATAAACCGCTTGAACAGCGTTCGTATAATTTTGAAGTCCGTGCGGAAGAGACAGAAGCTGGAAACATTATCACCGGGCGACCGATCGTATATAACAGTCGGACAGACCTTGGATGGTTCGATGAAATCATTGAACCGGGGGCATTGAATAATACCGATCTTACGGATGTGCGGTTCCTTGTGAATCATGACACAAGTAAAATCCCGCTCGCAAGGTCAAGACGGAATAATGGCAACAGTACCATGCAGTTGACGACCGATAATGACGGCCTTGGTATCAGGGTAACCCTTGACACTGAAAACAATTCAGAGGCTAGGGCGTTATATTCAGCTGTACAGCGTGGAGATATATCAGGCATGTCTTTCATGTTTGGCATTCGGGATGAGGAATGGGAGAACTTAGATTCTGACCATCCAACTAGACACATTAAAGATATTAGCACCGTCGTAGAGGTGAGTGCCGTGACTTTTCCGGCATACGAATCTACTGAAATAAATGCACGAGGCAAGGAAGCATTGGAGAATGCTCGGTCGGCAGTGGATACTGCTAGACAGCAGAGTGAACAATCACTGGATAGTGATTTGGAACTGTTAAAAGAAAAAACAAAAATCTTAGGAGGATTTTAAAATGAACAGAAAAAAAGTTTTAGAAAAACGTCTTGCAAGATTACAGGCAAAGAAAACTAAGCTCACAGAAAGAGCGATGGCGTCTCAGGATGCAAATGAAGTTCGTTCAATCAATGAACAGCTGACGGATATCAATGATGAGATCGCAGAAACACAGGAAGAAATTGACGCAATCAATGAAGAAGGGGAAGGCGGTGATCCTACATCTAATACAGGTGAAGGAGGTGATCCAACTCAGCAGAGAAGTAACCCACCTGCAGGTGCTCAGCATGTAAACAGTGGAATTCCGCTTGCGACATTTGGTCAGCAGACAAGCATGAGCCAGCAGAGAAGTAACGAAGACCCATACGGCACGATGGAATATCGTCAGGCATTCAAAGATTATGTGCAGAGAGGTACACCAATTCCGGCAAACCTTAATCCACATATGTCACAGCGTGCCGGCGGTGATGCAGGTCCGACAGTAGCAGCTGATTTAGGAATGATTATTCCAACCACTATCATGAATGAATTCATTAAGAAGGTATCTAAAGTTTACGGCCAGCTGTACAGCAAAGTTCGTAAGTTGAATATTCAGGGTGGTGTAAAATTCCCTATCTCTGATCTGAAAGCCAATTTCAAATGGATCACAGAGACAACGGTTTCTGGTCGTCAGAAAGCCGGTGACATCAAGGAGTATATCGAATTCTCTTACAATATTGGTGAAATTCGTGTATCTCAGACACTCCTTTCTCAGGTGGTTGCATTACAGATGTTTGAAGATGAAATCGTAAGAATTATGCTTGAAGCATATGTAGAAGCAATGGACAAAGGTATCATTGCTGGTTCAGGTACAGGTCAGATGCTCGGTATCTTAAATGATACTCGTGTAACAAGCAATGCAGGTCACACTATCGAGTTCACAGCTGCTGAGTTCTCTGATTGGGAGAAATGGAGAAAGAAACTCTTCTCTATTATTCCACTTTCTAAACGTGGTCAGGGCGAGTTCATCTTTACTGCCGGAACAGTTGAAGCTAATCTTCTGACAATGAAAGATGCCAACAACCGCCCAATCTTTAAAGAAGCTACTGAGCTGAACGTTGGAGAATCTGCTACAGCAGGTCGTTTCTATGGTCGTGAGGTAACTATGGTTGAACCGGATATCGTGGCAGATTTCGACACAGCTGCAAGCGGTGATGTGGTAGGTCTCTATTGGATTCCTACAGATTACGCGATCAACACTAACCTTGCATTTGGTATGAAACGTTATTTCGATGAAGAGAAAAACGAATGGGTGAACAAGGGTCTGACGATCGTTGATGGTAAGATGCTCGACGTTGCAGGATGCTACATCATCAAAAAGAAATAATGAGGTGCAATCATGGTAAATACAACAGTTATCGCATTGAAAAAATTATGTGCTGCCATTAAAAATGACGGTACAAAGTGGGAAGCAATTCCTGGTGAAACAGTCCCGGACGTGATCGACCAGATCACACTTGCAAAAGGTGGGGACGATCCGAGTGGGGAGCTTGCGACCCTCACAGTATCAACCGTACCGGGTACGGCGTCGGGAACGACTAAAGTTACCGTATCCGGCAACGGATCTGGACAACTCTATTATAAGGTGAGTGGTGCAATCTCACTTCCGGAATATCATGAAGATATTTCAAGCTGGACAACATGGGATGGGACAAGCGACATCACAGCAACTGATGGGGAAACGATCTGTATTGCAGAAGCAGACACCAAAGGTCTTGCAGTCGCAGCTGGAACGGCTACAGTTAATTCAAACGTTTAAGGAGGTGCTGACGGGTGACAGACGAAGAATTATTAGAGGAAGTAAAGAAAAGAATCGGTGTGACTGGTACTTATCAAGATGGTACGATTACAGGGCACATTCAGGATGTGAAAGATTTCATGATAGATGCTGGTGTCAATAAAACACTGATGACATCTAAAACAATAATTGGTGCTGTCACTCGTGGCGTGTCCGACTTATGGAATTATGGTTCTGGCAATGGTGAATTCTCTACTTATTTCTATCAACGTGTAACGCAATTATGCTATGGAGGTGGAGAAAATGAAGGATTATAAACCATCGACGCCATTTACCACACCAATTAAATTATTGATACCAAGTTATGAAACAATCAAAGGTGTTCCTAAAAAGACCTACCCGAAAGATGGGGAACTTCTTTGGTGTAGTTTCAAAACTTATGGCGGTACTGAAAGAAATGTCAATGATATTTATTCCATTGAAGATACTGCGAGCGTAGAAACTTTTTACCGTCCAGATATTAAAAGTGATTGTCGAATAATGCTTGCAGAAACTGGTGCAACATATGAGATTATCAATGAGCCTGAAGATATTAACCTGCGTCATAAATATTGCAAATTTAAGGTTAAAAGAATAAAGGGCGGTGCGTAATGTGGGTAGGAATGTATTGAAGTTAGATGTAAAAGGTTTTGACGAATATGCAGAAAAACTAGATAGTTTAGGGGCAGATTTGAAAACCATATTTACAGATGCATTGGAGCAGGCTGGTGAAACAATTACTGAAGATACAATTGACGCAATGGCAGATGCAAATTTGCCAAGAGGTGGTGAATATTCCACTGGCGAAACAAAAGCATCAATCATTAAAAATCCTCATGTAGAATGGGCTGGGACAATTGGTTCTATTGGAGTAGGTTTTGATTTTGGAAAGCCTGGTGCTGGTGGTTATTTGATTACTGGAACACCTAGAATGAGACCAGATAAACCATTGAATCAAATTTATAAAAGCAAAAAATACATGAGTGATATCCGCAAAGATATGGTTGATATTTTCAACGATGAAATTAAGCGTAGAATGGGAGGTTAAGATGGAAGATAGTTTAATTGAGATTTTAGGATCATTAGGTTATCGAGTATTGAGACAAGGTAGCTTATCACCGGATGAAGATTACCCCGATAATTTTTTCACATTCTGGAACAATGATAGCCCTGATCACTCCCACTACAACAATAATGAATATGGTACTGACTGGGATTTCGATGTAAATTTCTACAGCAATGACCCAGCGAAAACCTATTCTGAATTGGCGAAAGCCAGACAAAAATTAAAAGAAGCACATTGGATTGTACCTGGCAAGGGGTATGATGTGGCGAGTGATGAAGTCACACATACTGGTAGGGGTATAAGAGTATTTTATTTAGAAGTTTAGGAGGTAAAAATCTATGAAAATCGTAGAATACAGAGGTATTGAAGGATTGGTATATGCTCCAATTACAGAAGATTCCACAGAGAATTTTACAACTGGCGACGTAAAAGAACTTGCTGGCGTCGCAGAGCTTACAAAAAGTACAGAAAGTTCTTCTGAGGCTCATTACTATGACAATATGCCGGCAGTCGTTATCGAATCAACCGGATCAGATGAAGTGACTGCTTCCGTATCAGCAATTCCGCTTGATGTTTTAGCAGACATCACCGGACAGGTTTATGATAAGGATTTGGGAATGTTCGTTGAGGGTCCACGTGAAAATAAATATTTTGCAGTGGGTTATAAAACCAAGAAAACGGATGGTACAGAAATCTATGTATGGAGATTAAAAGGTACGTTCTCAATCCCAGAATCTACCCATGCGACAGAAGATGACGGAACAGATGCAAGCGGTCAGGAGATCACATATACAGGTATTTCTACAACCCACAAATTTACAAAAACCGGTAAAGGTGCAAAGGCAATCAACGTGGAAGCAGATGGAAAAGCAGACGTGTCTACATTCTTTGAAACAGTTCAGACACCGGACAGCGTCAAGGCAAAGACAGTATAGTCACAGCTTCAAAGGAGGGGCATAATTTATGGAAAAAGAAAAATTAACATTACAGGTAAAAGATAAAAAGGGTGAGATCATTAAAGTTGTAGAAGCAAATACTTTCGATATTTACTTTGGTACAATCGATAGTCTTATGCAGTTACTGGACATTAATGAAGATACATCGTCATTCGATTTACTGAAAAAGATCAGTACAGCATGGGGCGAAGTCACATCATTACTGGGAGAGATTTTCCCAGATATGACGGATGAAGATTGGAAGTTTGTAAGAATCAATGATCTTGTGCCGATCGTGCTGCAAGTTGTAAAGTATACTTTCCTTGAAATTATGACAATTCCTTCTGATTCAAAAAACTAGATGGGGGAGCTGAAAATGCTCCCCTTTCTGAATATTTATTTCAAATGTCATATGGATTATGTAAGGAATTCCCTGCACTCAGTCCATTTGATATTGGCGAAAAAACTTTTCACAATGTGATTGTATTATTTTCACGTGTGAGAATATTGCAGATGAAGGAAGACAAGGGAGAGAATAAACAATATGTACGACCGGACGTCATTCGTAGACCAGCCGGAGATAATTGGTTTTAAAGGTGGTGAGATAAATGGCCAATGATGAATCAACCACCAAGTTTAAGGTGGATATATCACAATTAAAGAAAGAATTTCAGGAAGCTCAGCGATACATAAAGCTGGTCACATCTGAATTTAAAGCGTCGACTGCTGGTATGGATAACTGGGCCAGCAATGCAGATGGATTAGGCGCTAAAATAAAGCAATTGAATAGTATTCTTACTGCCGAAGAATCGAAACTAAAATCATTACAAAATCAATATACATTAGTGGCAAAAGAACAGGGCGAAAATTCCAAAGGTGCTCAAGAATTAATGATTAAGATCAACAATCAAAAAGCAGCGGTAGAAAAAGTCCGTTCTTCTATTGGTTATTATTCTGATAAATTGAATGAGTTAGGCAGTGAATCTAAAGAAGCAGAATCCGCCGTAGATAAATTGAGGAATACTATCAGCCAGCAAGAATCTGATTTAGAATCTTTGAAAGCTAAATATTCAAGCTTGATTCTTGAACAAGGGAAAGGTTCAAAGGCTGCAAGAGATACGGCAAAAGAGATTAAAAATCTATCTAGTGATTTGCAACAAAATAAAGCCACACTTGCGAAAACAGAAGATGCTGCCAATAAATTCGATAAGAGTTTGGATAACATGGATGACAGTGTAGAAAAAGTCAGCGGTGGTTTTACTGTCATGAAAGGAGCTCTCGCGGATTTACTGGCTGATGGAATTAAAGCTGCTACTGGAGCATTAGAAGATTTTGTGCTCGAGAGTGGTAGCGCATACAGCGGATTCCAAGCTCAGACTGGTGCAAGCACTGAAGAAATGAAGAAATTCAAGTCCGAAATGAATGATCTTTACAAAAATAATTTTGGAGAATCATTGCAAGACATCGGTGACAAAATGGCATATGTCAAACAAGTCACGGGTGAGGTTGATCCTTCCAAAATTAGAGAATTGACTGAGAATGCTATCACATTAGAGGATACATTTGGATCAGATTTCAATGAAACTATTCGAGGTGTTACCAATCTAATGAAGCATTTCGGTATTGGTTCTGAAGAAGCATTCGATTTATTTGCAAAAGGCTCTCAAGAGGGATTGGATTATACCGATGAACTCGGTGATAATATCGCAGAATATGGTGGTAACTTTGAGCAAGCAGGTTATTCTGCCGAAGAATATTTCCAATTGCTCGCCAATGGTACTAAAAATGGTGCTTATAACCTTGATAAAGTCAATGATTCAATCAATGAAGTTAAAAACCGTTTAGGTGATGGAACAATCGAAAAAGCATTAGGTTCATTTAGCAAAGATACTCAGAAGGCATTTAAGAATTGGAAAGATGGTAAAGGTACCATGAAAGATGTCATTGATTCTATTGTCGGTGACATTAACAACTGTACGAATGAACAGGATGCTCTAAACATGGCTGCCACTGCATTCGGTACCATGGGAGAAGATGCCAACTTAAAAGTTGTGAAATCCCTCACATCTACAGGTGATGCCTTTAAAGATGTAAAAGGCACCATGGAAGACGTTAAGAAAGTCAAATACGATGACGTGAAAAGTCAGTTTGCACAACTTGGTAGAACACTCCAGCTCGATGTGATCGCTCCTTTAGCGGAAGATGCTTTACCTGCTGCAAAAGAATTTACCACATGGACCATTCAGCATTTGAATGATATTATACCGATTGCAGCTACTGTAGGCACTGCGATAGCTGCCATTTTTGCGGTTAACAAAACGGCGCAATTCTTAACATCGATTAAGACGTTAATGACTGCAATGAAAGCATTAAAAGTAGAAGCTACAGCTGCGGCAGCGTCTTCAAAGATATTAAGTGCAGCATTGACGGCTTTACCTTATGTGGCAGTCGCAGCAGGAATTGCAGCTGTAGTTGCTGGTATTACCATTTATCAGAAAAAACAAGAGGAAGCCATAGAAAAAGAATATGGGCTTTCCAAGGCACAAAAAGAGACGATCGAAAATGCAAAAAATTTGAAAGCTGCGTATGATCAAACTAATCAAGCTCGCAATGATTCTATGAAGAATATCACTACTGAGTATGGATATCTCAACCAACTGAAAGGCGAATATAACAATTTGATCGATTCAAACGGTCAGGTCAAAAAAGGTTACGAAGATAGAGCCAATTTTATTCTGAATGAATTATCTCAGGCACTTGGTATGGAGAAAGAACAGATTCTTGCAAACGTGGACGCTAACGGAAAACTTGGTGCAAGTATCGATCAGGTTATCCAGAAGAAGCAAGCCGAAGCCATGCTATCAGCGAATGAAGCAGCTTATACTGAAGCCATTCAGAAAAGAACTGGTGCACTCTCTACGTACCAATCCAGCTTGCAGACATTGGAACAGGCAGAAAAAAAATATTCAAAAACAAAGACCGAAGCTAATGAGGTTATGAAAGTCTATGAAGAACTTTTGAGGTCCAATCCTGATGCAGCTGTCACTTATTACAACGCCAATAAGACATTGATCGAATCCAACGAAGAAGCGAAAAAGTCATATGACAAAGCGAAAAAAGGCGTGAAAGATGCGGAAAGTGCTTATGTGGGCTATAACACTACTATTCAGAATTATGAGGGATTATCATCCGCAATTATTAGCGGTGATTCTACCAAAATTCAAGACGCACTGCAGAACATGCAGAATAATTTCATCACTGCCGAAAATGGTACTAAAAAATCGCTTGAAAATCAGGTCAAGAATTTGGAAACCAATTACGAAAACATGAAACAGGCGATCGCAAATAACACCCCTGGTGTCACGGCTGAAATGGTCGTCCAAGCTGGTCAGATGGTGGAGAAAGCGAAAGCCGAACTTGATAAGTTACCACCACAGGCGAGTGAATCCGGTAAAAAATCCGGTAAAGCGGCGGCAGATGGATTGGGTAGTATGAGTGGAGATAATGAGACAGCCGGAAAAAATGTAGCAGAATCTCAGAAAAAGGGATTGGGTTCTTCTGATACCAAAAGCACAGGAACGAAAAAAGGAACAGAGTTCAAACTTGGTTTAGATTCTACCAATAAAGCGAACCTTTTGACTGCTCAGGGATTATCTAACAATGTAAATTTAGGATTGGGAACAGCTAACACTAATGCCACAGGTTCCAAGAAAGGTTCTGAATTTGGAGCCGGTGTAGGCAGTCAAGCTGGTGCGGCAAACTCACAGGGTAAAAATGTAGCCAATTCGGCAAAAGGTGGTATGGGTTCCGTTAATGCATCCGGAACCGGTCAAAGCCTATCCAATACGTTTAAAGCTGGAGTTGGTGCGGTATCTACAAGCGGAGCCGGTAAAGGTAGAGCCAACGACGCAAAAAGTGGTATGGCGTCGGTTAATGCAAATAGTACCGGTAACAACTTTACGCAAGGTTTTGTCAATGGTATGAGTAGCGGAAGTGCTGCCGGTTCCATTTGGAGTAAAGCATGGGATTTAGGTAAGAAAGCCCTTAGCGCATTAAGTAAAGCCATCAAAGAAGGTTCGCCATCGAAGTTAACGTACAAAAGTGGTGATTTTTTTGTACAAGGTTTTGCGAATGCCATCGGTGATAAAGCGAAACTGGCGATTGACGAGGCGAAAGAATTAGGTAAACAGTCACTGGAAGCATTGGACAAAGAACTTGATACGGGTGTAAATATGCCAACGCTCAAGAATAGCATGCAGATGACTAAAGGTGCAATCAAAAACGCCCATGTATCTGCGCAAGCCGCCCAAAATGCACCAGTAAATAATACTTATAATTTTTACCAGACCAACAATAGTCCGAAAGCATTAAGCCGATTGGATATCTATAGGCAGACAAGGAACCAATTGAATTTTGCAAAGGGGGTTAAATGATGTATCAATGCTGGATTGAGAATGAATACGGTGAGCGATTAGAGCTTACCAATAATAAAAATTATACGGTATATCAAATTGATGGTTTGAATCCTACAGATGCAACTATCAATACGACCCCTGTAGCTAATTTTGATGGTTCTAGGTTCAATAGTTCTAGGACTAATGAAAGAAATATCGTGATCTATCTCACTATCGAAGGCGATTGCGAAACAAATAGAATTAATCTATATCGTTATGTAAAGACAAAAAGGTATGTGAAATTCTATTATAAAAATGCAACGAGGGACGTTCACATTGAGGGTTACGTGGAAAGTATGCCGATTGCAATTTTTGAGATGAAACAAAATGTACAGATATCAATTCTATGCCCTCAGCCGTTTTTCAAGGCACAAGAAAAAGATATCATTGACTTTTCATCCTTAACACCAATGTTTGTCTTTCCTTTCGCATATGAAAAAGCTGGTGCACCGTTTTCAGCCGTTGAAATTGCTACCACACAGTCCATCATCAATAAAGGTGATGTGGAGAACGGTGTTATCATCCAAATCCAAGCGACTGGAAGAGCGTTAAACCCTCAGATTTATAATTTGGATAAAAATGAGTATTTTAAGATCGATCTCGATATGGTAGAAGGTGACCTTATCACGATTAACACCAGTAAGTCACAAAAGCAAGTTACCCTTTTGCATGATGGCATAGAAACCAACATCATCAATGATATGCGTTTGGGTTCGTCGTGGTTCCAGTTACTGACGGGTGATAACGTATTTACATACGGTGCGGATGAATATCCCGAAAACCTTACCTGTAAATTTATTCACGTGAATGAGTTTGAGGGGGTTTAGATATGGATGTATATGTATTAGACAAAAACTTTAACCGGGTTGGCGTCTGTGATGATTATAAAAGTATCATTTGGACGGTCAGGTATTTCAAACCGGGAGATTTTGAATTATATCTCCCGGCAACCGATAAAAATATCACATCGCTAAAAGAAGATCAGTATGTAGTCAGGGATAAAGATATCGCGTATGACGGAGAGAATACCATCTATAAAAATGTGATGGTTATCGAAAAAATCCAAGTTACTACAGACATTGAGAACGGCAACTACTTGATCGTTACCGGAAGATGCTTAAAAAGCATATTGGCAAGACGAATCGTATGGCAGCAGACTACTTTATATGGAAAAGTGGAAGTTGCTTTACAACAAATTTTAATTGAAAATGCGATCAACCCATCTGACAGCTTGCGAAAGATTGAAAAGTTGCAACTGGGAGAAACAAAGGGATATACAGAAACTGTGGAAAAACAGGTCACTGGTGATAATATAGCAGCGTTCATGGAAGAAGTCTGCATGACGTATGGAATGGGTTGGGATATCTACATCAAAAATGATCATTTTGCATTTGAACTGTATAAAGGTTCCGACCGCTCCTATAATCAGACCGAAAACCCTTTCGTCGTGTTCTCACCAGATTATGACAACTTACTCACAACCGATTATCAATATGATAAAACCAATTATAAAAACGTCGCACTGATAGCCGGTGAGGGCGAGGGATTAAGCCGTAGAACCGTCACAGTTGGAAACGTAAGTGGCTTAGATCGGTATGAGGTGTATGTGGATTCCCGCAACTCATCTAGTAATGATGGCAGTATTACCGATGCGGAATACAACCAGATATTGACGGAAGAGGGACTTGAAACTTTAAATAGTGACGAATGTTCCATCACTGAAAATATTGAAGGTCAAATTGAAGTATCTAGTAATTATCAAATAAATAAAGATTATTTTTTAGGTGATGTGGTTGAGATAGTCAATGAATATGGAATTGAAACTACTCCAAGAATTATCGAGATCATCGAAAGTGAAGATGAAAACGGCAGCAATACGATTCCAACATTTAGTACATGGGAGGTATAAAAATGGCTATTACATATGGATTTTTTAATGCAATAAAACAAAGCGACGGAACATATGACCGTGTTTATAATTCAGACCAGATTAGTGAAATGTTCGAAGGTTTAATCTCTGACGGGGTATTTGAATCGGTGGGGGATGCTCTGATCGTAAAAGAAAAGTCAGGAATGACCATTGAAGTTGGTACCGGTCGAGCATGGATCGGTGATAGATGGATGAAGAATGATGCAAAAATGAATATCACTCTTACCGGTGCACATCTTACATTGAACCGGTGGAGTGCGATCGTAATCCGTGCTGACTATTCAAACAGGGTAATCAGCATCGTAGAAAAAGTAGGAACACCTGCTACTACGCCCATGAAACCTACCATAACATATAATGATTTCGTCAAAGAAAAATGTCTGGCGTATATTTATGTAGGAAAAGGAGCTACTTCTATCACTCAAGCAAATATTGTAGATTGTCGAGCAGATACAAGCATTTGCGGATGGGTTACGGGCGTTGTAACACAGGTTGACACCAGTCAATTATTTTTGCAATATCAAGCAGCGTATGAGAGGCAACTTACCACGATGCAAGCTTGGGAAAATGCTCAAAAAACTGCATTCGATTCATGGTTCTCAACGCTTACAGATCAATTGCAGGTTAATACGTATATTCAGAAATATCATAAAGCAGTAGAAACTACTAATCAGCAAGGTATTTTTAAGTTAGATATGAGTGGTTATACTTATTCTGATACAGATGTTATTTTTGTCAATGTCAATGGTATTTCATTAGTAGAGGAACACGAGTGGTTATTGGACACATCGAAGACCCCTGTAGAAATCCATACATCTCAGGGAATGGACGCTGGTAACCTTGTAGAAATCACCGTGTTAAAATCAAAAATTGGACAGTCTTAATATTTACAAATAATGGAAAAAGGTATATAATTTAAACTGCAACATGGTTTTAGCTGGTGGCCATATTGTTGTGTTTCTCCTCACAAAATGCACAAATCTTTTATCAAAGGTTTGTGCATTTTTACTATGTACAAACTACAACTAAAGTTGTATAATATAATCAAGATAAAGATAAACAAACATTACGGAGGTAAATGATTATGAAAAATTTAACAGTAAGAACAAAACAGAACGTATTTGATGGAACATATATTGTTAGTTTAATGGATGGAGATATTGAAATGATTATGAGAAGCCATTTGGAAGAAAGCGATATTTTCCCTACAATAATTGAACTTACACAGATCGCAAACAAATATGGTTATACAGTAGAAAGATAAATCAAACCGACCGGGAGCGGTAAATCTCTCGGAGAAAGTGAGAATAGTATGAGTAGAAAAATGAGAGCTTATGGAGAAAATGAGCATCCTGGTAAATATGTGCTTGATGACTATGAATGGTCGAGAAATCACACAAAAGCGCAGACAATTGAGAGATGGAAAAGAAATCTGAAAAAGAAAGCTAGAAGTCATATGCGGAAGCAAATACACAAAGAATTTATGAATAATTAGAGGTAAACAATATGAAAAGAAAATTCAAAAGGTTTTGGAAAGAATGGGGTATCACATGGGAAGAATTTGAAATGTTTATAGGTGCATGCAGTGTGATCATGATTCCCATTATATTAGAAATAATATTGAGTATGTTTTGATATATAAAAAGGACCTTAATGGTCCTTTTTATTTTGTCAGTGTGACCCATGCAAATTTCAAGAATCTTCGTATCGTTTAATCAAATCAAGGTATTCTTGATTTTCAATGACATCCTCGAATTTACAATCCAATGCCAAACATACACGGAGAATTGTGTCAATTCTGGCATGGTCAAAAATTTTGCTCCCCTGTTCATAATGCTGCAAGGTTCTGACATTCATGTTGGCTTTTTCAGCCAATTGGGATTGAGACAGACCTTTGGTCTGCCTCATAGTTTTCAGTTTACTCATGTAATTCCTCCTTAATATTCATATGTAAATAATATGGTAGTTGCTAAACGATCATATTCTGTGATGATATAAATATTATTATATCGTGCGACAATTCTATCGTCACCATTTTTCACCGCTGAGTCGTTCATTCTCTTGTCCTCATGAGGAATATCTCCCCAATCGCAATTTTTATATCTGGCAAAACTATTCCAAAGGAACTTCGAAAAATCAGAATCCTCTAATAGTCTTGCGTTGATACCTCTAGTTGCCACTAATTGACCAAGTTCAAATTTCATTTTAATTTCCCCTTTGGTTTTTATTTGGTAAGGGCCCGAAGGCCCTCATTTTATTTCTTGTTGAGTGCAGCACGTGTGATCTCGCAATCTTCAAGGAACTTGCCGAACTCAATGAATAACTCATCAAGACCAAGATCTTCTTTATAGTGACGATGTAAATTCTCCATGAACGTTTCAATCATGTCCTCATAATCGTCACCAAACATGTCATAAAGCATTTCCGCGAATCTAAAAATCATTTTAATCTCTCCCTAAAGGTTATTAAGCTTGATTAGCTTATAATATAATTATACAACGATAAGTGTACTTTGTACAATGAAAGTTGTACTAAAAAGGAAGCTTTTATTTTCTGACAATTGAATATGAAAAGAAACCTCTCAATCGAGAGGTTCCACACTTTCTATATTAAAACCAAGTACATCAGAATTTGCATCTCTCACATTCTCATATGCCTGATCAGCATTCACAGCTTCGACATCAAGAAAATCTTCATCATATCCATAATATCTTGTGTAGATTGTGAACCATACTCTATATTTATTCATTTTAATTCCTCCATAATATTTATTTGAAGGAGGACTTTCGTCCTCCATTTTATTACCAATTCCAGAGCTCGTCTAGCAGCCAGTCGGTTTGGTCTTCATCTTTGATATTGAAACGAATGAAACTATTTCCAAGATACATTGAGAACCAACCATTCTCGATAATGTAATCAGCCTCACGTTGATCTAGTTCCCAAAGTAGTTCTAATAATAATTCGTTTTCCATTTTAATCTCTCCTAAGAAGTTATTAAGCGATTAGCTTATATTCTTATTATATAACGATAGTTGTACTATGTACACTAATAGTTGTATATAAAATAAAGCTTATATCTTACGAATGTTCTTGCAATTTGCCTTGGTTACACCTTCAAAATACAATTGACAGAAGGTTTAAGCTTTTCCCTTTGATACAACTTTTAGTGTACAATGTACAACTTTCATTGTATAATAAGGATATAAGCTAAAGAGCTTATGAAACTAAAAACAATACGAACATTGTGAGGCATTCAGATTCATATCAAATTCATGTTCTACTACATTAGATGATAATTTATATGACTAATATAGAAACATACCTAGAAACGCGAATCTGAAGCTCACAGGGAAAAGGAGAATATAATATGAAAGATTTAAGAGAAATGACAAGCAAAGAACTTAAGGAAATTGCAAAGGAAATGAAGATTTCAAACTGGTGGAACTTGAAAAAAGCAGTTCTCATTGAGAAAATCGAAGAAGTACAGAACATGTCAGATGAAGAAAAACAAGCCGTTGCTGATCAGAAAGCAAAGGAAGATGCTGCCATTAAGGAATATACAAAAAATTGGAGCAAATACACCAAACGATATAACGTCCTTGAGTTCATCGAAAAATGGAGATCAGGTGAGATTGTCCTTGACAGTGAGCAGCCAAATGAAGAGCCTGTCGAAGAAGTTGAAGAGCTTGAAGAAGTAATGCCAGAAGATGACAAACTTCCTGAAGCAAACGAAGAAGAAAAAGAAGATCAGCCAGAAGAAACTCCAGAGCCTGAGACAGAGGAAAAACCTGTTGAGAAACTTAAACCAAAACGTGGAGCATTGATCGAGTTTGATGGAAAAGCTCAGAACATTTGTGCTTGGGGAGAGGAGCTTGGAATCTCAGCTAATACATTGTATGGACGTATATACAAAATGGGATGGAGTGTCGAAAGAGCATTCACTACACCATCACGTAAAACAAAATAATACCAAAGGTAAAATGCACAAATCTTTTATCAAAGGTTTGTGCATTTTTACTATGTACAAACTAC